ACAAGAAACTTAGAAAATCAATAAAAAAGCTGACTCATACAAATTTTAAAAATATCAACTTGTTTAAGGATAAATACCCAGGGTGTATGGGTTGTGATTCGAAATATGGGGAGATGTTTTTTAAATATCAAAAGGAAGCATGTGGAGGCACCCACGACGATTATTATAACGAGACAAAAATTATAACCAAGTTAGCAAAGGAGGTAACAGTCGATAAAAAACTAACTAATTTATGAAACACTCTATATATTTTCTTTAAGTTGTTTTTTTACGAAGTTATAGATTTATTATATAAAAACTCAATTATTTTTCCCAAGACTTTTTTGTGAAATTGAAAAAAGGACATTTATAAATGTCCTTTTTCGTAAAAGCCAAAAGACTTTGGTAAAAAGGGTCATTTGGCTGCATAATGAAAAATTAAGGTCTCACGACCAAAAATAAAATTCCAACTTTGTGACGATAAAAAAAATATTTTTATAGAATTAATACATAAAGATTTTTGTCTATGGATACATTAAGGAAGTAAATGGAAGTGGAAAAAACATCAATTACATCATCTAAATTTTTATGTGAGATATGTGACTTTAAATGCTCTAAAAAAGGAGATTTTAGCAGACATTTAACAACCGACAAACATAAAAAAATGCAAAATGGAAGTATTTTGGAAGTAAAGGAAGAAAATAAAACACCTGACCTCATAGACCTAGACAAACACTTAAATTTTAAATGTGAATGTGGAAAATCATTCAAAACTCACAGCGGAATGTGGAAACATAAAAAGAGATGTAAGAAAGAAGAAACTGAAATAGACGAAGAACAAGACAATATGATGTTAAGTCTTATGTTAGAGGTTGTAAAGAGTAACAGCGATTTCAAAAACTTACTGGTGGAGCAGAACAAACAAATGATGGAGACCTTCCAAGAGGTGTGTAAAAATGGTATAAACAATAATATAAACTCACATAATAATATAAATTCAAATAACAAAGCATTCAATTTACAGTTTTTCTTAAACGAGACTTGTAAAGATGCTATGAATATTGGAGATTTTGTTAATTCGATAAAGTTTGATTTAGCGGATTACGAAAAGATTGGCGAATTAGGTTTTATAGAAGGCATGTCTGATATTATTATAAGAAATATAAAAATGTTAGATGTAACCATGAGACCAGTCCATAACATGGACAGTAAAAGAGAAACGGTTTATTTAAAGGATCAAGGTGTTTGGGAAAAGTCAAGCGATGATGATAACAAGAAACTAAGAAAATCAATCAAAAAAATGACTCACACAAATTTTAAAAATATCAACTTGTTTAAGGATAAATACCCTGGGTGTATGGGGTGTGATTCGAAATATGGGGAGATGTTTTTTAAATATCAAAAGGAAGCGTGTGGAGGTACACACGATGATTATTATAACGAGACAAAAATTATAACCAAGCTAGCAAAGGAGATAACAGTCGATAAAAAAATGTAATATTATTGTATAATAATAAGATGATACTTAATATTATATTGACTTTAATAATTGGAATAATATCAGGAATATTAGGTGGTGCGTTTGGTATTGGTGGGATATTGATAGTGCCAGGGTTAATGTTATTCAATATCATACCAGCATATAAAATGGCAGTCGGAACAACGTTGTTAGCGATGTTACCACCTATTTCAATTCTTGCAGTCGTTGATTATTACAAACGAAACAAAATAGATTATTTTATCGCATCTTTATTATGTATATCTTATATTATCGGAGCAAAATACGGTGCATTAATAAACCAAAAATATTCAGTAAAGAGTCTTAAATATTGGTCGTCTATAATATTTTTTATATTTGGGTTTTATTTTGTATACACAGGTTATGTGGAAAAATGAATATAAAAACAAGTGGTATAAATACAATATGAAAAAATTTGATTTTATATTTTTAATAGCAAGCAGTGATGATTTAGAGTGTTATTCAAAAATGAGATACATTATAAGAAAATATTTCGATTTATACAAAGACAGAATAAAATACTTTTTTATTGAACTAAAAGATGATATAGATTGTGAAATATGCGAAAAAGATGATTATATATATGTTAAAGGCAAAGAGTGTGTAACACCAGGAATGTATATAAAAACAATTAAAACTATGGATTATATAAATAGTAAATTCAACTATGATTTTGTAATACGTTCAAACTTAAGTTCTTTTTGGAATTTGGAAAATCTGTTTGCTTTGAAACAAACGCTGCCATTCAACAATTTTGCAGGAGGGATTCTTCCATTTAACACATTTATTTCAGGGACAGGCATTATGTTATCTAAAGATGTGTGTGTTAATTTATCAAAATTGTTTATAGTAAATGATGAATATGACGATGTATATATAAGTCAATTGTTATGTGACATGGGTTATTCAATAACACATATTTCAAATATTTCTAAATATAGGTGGGAATTATGCATTTATAACACCGTAAATATAAATATAGATCTCGAAAATGTTCTTTATTATAGGGTTAAAAACGACAACAGAACAATTGATTCAGAAATAATGAATAATTTATGCAAAGAAATATACAACGTGTATGTATAATAGGCAAACAAATAAATATTTAGTACATTTTGTTCTTTACATCACTTATTTTAACCCATAGTATAAGTTGTGCTTGTAGCAAGTTCTTCTTGTTCCTTGGACTTTTTCTCTTTATCCAAGAACTCTTGGTAATTCTTTTGCATAGTGGCACTATTGCTCGAACAACCTCGTGTAGAAAGTTTCATTTGAACTATGGAGGATAATAATATGCCAGTATAAATAAACCATAAGGCTTCTCCAATATTATCGCGAGCGACAACTAAATTAAATAATTTATTCTTTAAATCAGAAGAAGTAGGTGCATCGTTTTGATATTTTGTTTTCATTAAAGGGTCAATAAGTTTCCAGTATTCGGCGAAGTTTTCAGGAACTATTTGGTTAATTAGTATTGACATATTACCACAAATTTTAACAATTATGTCAGAAGCATCTTGTAGTTTATTTTTAACATCGTCGTTTGTTCCGGTCGCTCTGATGGATTGATTGACATCTTTATCAATTAAAAGCTCAGTCAAAACTTTGTTGGCTGTGCTATACACGAAATAATATCCAATAACATCAGAGAAAGCACTTTTAAATCCAGGAAACATTACCAAAACAATCATAACCATCCCAAAAATCAAAGTCCATGGAACAAAAGTATAAATACCAGCAGCTCCAATATTTTCAGAAAAGCTACCACCACAGGTTGATTGTATTAAACTAATATTACTCAACAATTGTAACGCGATCACTAATAGAAAATACAAACCTAAACTTTTATAATAACTAGAATTATAATTGTTCATTTCGGTGGGATTTCCAACAATACTGACATTAAGAACAGGTTTGATTTTAAAATAATAAAGAAACGTTGAACATAAGAAGGCAAAAATATTTAAAGCAGAACTTGCCATATATATCATAAGGTAAAATTATTTTAAAATTATAACATTTATAACTATGGATATAAATGAATACTCTAAACCAATATTAACAGAACCAGGAGTAAAATATTTCTTAAGCCAAACGTTGAGACAGTGTCATAAAGTAAAGGATAATTTTCATAATATAGTCTTTAACGTTGGAATGTTTGTATCATTTCTATTAATTTTAGGACTAATCCTTTTATATAAATACAAGGGTCGTTTAACACCAATTGAAAAGGAAACGAAAAATCGCGAGAAACAACAATACATATTATCAAAAATAAAAAACTTACAAGAAACAAAAAAAAGAGCTAGCCAAGAATTGATTACTGGGCTACCTGCATGGGACAGCGAATTTGAAATAATACACCAAAAATTTAACAGTTGAACAACGTTGCACATGTTATTACTTCGTGAACTTTTACAATTTGAAACACCGATTTTTTATTCTAAAAAACCTGGTATCTATTACCCACACCTGCCGACGTCACTCTTGTTAGCAGATGTTACGAACCCACCATGGAACGACATTAAATTATAGTTTGTTAGTTTGTGTATTGGGTTCTCTAAAAAACAGAAAAAACATTCAATTTTTATTTGCTTCGCTGAAACTTTTGTAAAAAAAGTCTACGAAGTATATTTATTTTACTGTGGATATATATGTCTGAAAATTTAGAAGATGATTTGATTAGAGAAAACTCAGAGAATACAAAAACTCCAATAAGTATAGATGCATCACAAGCAGAAAGCGAAAATATGAAGAAGTATTTTGATGAATATTATAAATTAAAAAGTAAATATGAGACATCTAATAAAAAAGAAATCAATAAAATATTAAACAATCAAAATTTAAGTTGGAAAGAAAAACGAAGTCAGTATCAGAGACTGGTACCAAAATGTGTTTTATGTCATCAGTCAGGTGGTACAAATTTTTCTATACAGTACATAAAAGGAACAAAAAGCAGGATTTTAAAAGCACGATGTGGTAACAAGCAAACACCTTGTAGTTTAGACATAGTATTAAAAACAGGGAGATACATATTAGCACCAAATTATATAGAAGATCTTGAAGAAATGAACAAAAAACTAAAGAATTTATTAATAAATGATAAAAACGGCTTATTGTTTGGATTTACAAAAACAGATGACATATTAAATAGTTTCGATGCAATAAAGTCAGCAATTACAACAAATTATGTTGAATATGAAACATGTATTCGCGAATATTATAACGTGATTGACAATCAGGATAATAAAAAAAAACTAGATGAACTAATAACAACGTCGTTTGATAAAATAAATAATATAAAAGAATACATAAAACAATTTAACGACGAAGATAATAATCAATTTGTACTAGATGCAGTCGACGTTTACATAAACGAATTGACACCAATATTAAAGCAGATAATGCAATTGAAATATTCAAAAAATATTGTATGGTACAACGTGGATACAAATACTTATCATCTAATACAAGAAAGAAATACAATAAAGGATATTGAACTAGATGTAGAAGGTCCACAAGTAGTGTCATTCAATATCAATTTAGAAATAAAAAAAAAAGAAGAAGAAGAAGAAGAAGAATGGAGGGATGAATAGTATCTTTTTTTAAGATGTATATATATACATGATTTTAAATTATATTTCGTTATATGTATTTTTGATAAGTTTTGCAGTTGGTCTTTTTTTTGTTTACATATTAGGACCTGATATGAAAACAATTTATATTTATCCAAATCAAGACAACGTTGATAAAATATTGTTTAAGGACAAGGCAGACAATTGTTATTATTTTAAACCAGAAGAGGTAGAATGTCCGAAAGATAAATCGTTAATAAATAACATTCCAATACAGGCATAATATATTTTTTAAAAGTGGATATATATATATATATATGGTAGAATTTGGAAAATTTGTTCATACAAAAACAGGAAAATGTATAATGTCTATATTGTTAGGTTTCGGTTTAGCCTCATTATTTAGAACAGTTTGTAAAGATAAAAATTGTTTGATATTCCATGCGCCTCCGTTAGAAGATGTTAAAGATAAGGTTTTTAGTTATAACAACAAATGTTATAAATATATTGCAACACAAACAAAGTGTGACAAAGAAAAGAAAATAGTAGATTTTTAGAAACAAAATCCCTCTCTTTTAGAAAATCCACTTTTTTCACGAAGTAGATCCTTTTGCGTAATTATTATAATCAATCAATATTTATAATAATTATGAGCAATTCAACTAGTATTTTAGATTTGCCGACTGACCCAGTCGGTGGTGGAAATGTAAGTAATAATATATCAATGTCGGCAACAGATAAGAGTTCAAATTTAGATCAAACGACGATAAATCAAATAGTAAGTGGATTACAACAAGCAACATCATCTGGTGCGACACAACTACCATCTAGAGATATCCCAATCAATACAAGCAACATAAGTACTGATGAACAGATACAACCGAATTACATACCTCAATCAGAAAATATTGATTATATAAAGAATTACGAGAGAACAAGTGATATGATAGATGAATACAACAAGAATTCGAATATAAACAATACATTAGATGACTTATATGACGAGGTTCAAACACCAATAATGATATCTGTATTATATTTTATGTTTCAATTACCAATCTTTAAGAGATGTTCGTTTAAATACTTTCCAGTATTGTTTGCAAAAGATGGTAACACAAATATATATGGTTTTGTATTTAATAGTGTATTGTTTGGTATGTTATTTTATTTACTAAACAAGATTACACAATACACAAGTAGATTTTAAAATCCACTTTTTGTAAAAAGAGCTTCGTATAACACTTATTTTGTAAATATTAGTGTTGTATACAGAATGATTGATAAATACGCAAAAAAATTAATTGAAAATATGCCGGATGATATTAAAAATACATCTCCACTCAGACTGGATATAGTATTAGACGGAGGTGCATTTAATGGTAGTTATTTAATAGGAGCCCTATATTTTTTAAAGGAGATGGAAAAACGTAATTATGTGAAAGTTGAAAGAATATCAGGGTGTAGCATAGGAGCGATTGCAGGTTTTTTATATCTGACAGACAATCTAGATTTGTTTACTGACCTATATGATATTATTACAAAGGAAGTAAAAAAAACACATAAGTTCATAATAATAAATGATTTAAAAACCTTATTGAATTTTAAGCTAACCTCCGACATATGTGGTAAAATAAATAACAAGCTTTATATTACTTACCATAATATTGAAAAAGGAACAAAACCAGTCAAAAGAATGTATGTCGATTACGACGACATAATAAATACTATACTAAAATCATGTTATATTCCTTTTATCTTAGATGGTAATTTGATGTTAAACGACAAGTACATAGATGGGGTATATCCATATGTTTTTAAAAAACGTTCGGACAGGAATATACTATATATGAGTATAACAAAGTATGATCAATTAGAAGGCATCTTTAACATAAAAAATGAAAAAACAAATTATAATAGAATATTGACTGGGTTGTTAGACATTCATAATTTCTACATAAAAAAATCAAACACAACAATTTGTAGTTACGTAAATGACTGGAGTACACCAACAACCAAATGTTTTAATTTTAAAAAAATGATAATAGAATCTATAATCGTTTATATTGTTCGGTTTAGTTCGTTTATAAAAAAATACATAACGCATTATGTAGAAAATTATTTGATATATAAAATAATATCAATAATATTATATGATATATATATTATCAGCATAGATTCGTATTGTTTTTAGTATATGTTTTTCCGTTTTTTAGTTTTATTAGATCCGTAAATGTTAAATAAAAATTTATTGGTTTTTGATTTGTTCTTCCGTTTTTTCTTAGGTTTTACAGGTTTTATAGATGTTACAGGTTTTATATTTACAGGTTTTACAGGTTTTATAGATGTTACAGGTTTTATAGATGTTACAGGTTTGTAACTAAGAAACCAGTCGTCGTATTCTCTCGTGCCACGTGTATTCTTTAATTGTTTATACATTTCAGCTTTATGAGCTCGCATCTCCTCAACAGATTCTTGATGTCCGTAACAATTTATACTAAACCGTCTCAACAGGCCTTTTTGTTCGAGTCTGTTCTTTTGTTGTACTTGAAATAAAAATTGGGACATGCAGACGATTCTGTCAGAGAATTCATTATAATACGGTCGGTTCGCATAAAGAAAAGCTAAGAAGAAACTTAACATAGTGTCAATAGTAGCAACTTTAACCTGTTGTCCCTGAATGTTAACAACGTTGTAACTATGACAAGCAATTGGTTTATAAATGAAGGCAATAGTATCTTTACCAACTTTAATCTCATAATGTTCAGGGACGATTTCACCAATTGGACTTTGTTTAATAATTTTAACATTTGTAACGTTGATATCTTTCAATCGTTCTTTGACAATTTCGCTGGTTGTTTCAGCATCGTTTGATAAAACTTCAAAGTCAGCAATATCTTTGATGCGTTTTTGTAATTTCGTAGGCATATATTTTGAATAAAGAGAAATAGCATATCCTCCGAAAAAAACAACGCCTTGATTAACTATTGTGTTTCTAACGGTCTGAAAAATTTCTTCTTCACGCGAAGTGTCATCCATCTCTCGTTGATACTCAAGTAGATTACAATTAGTAGACGTTAAAGGGTAATATTTATTTAGTAAAGTAAGACGTTTGAATACCTTTTCAAATCGGTCAATTTGTCCAGCTGGTCTAGAAAGTTCTAAATACATAGACATTTTTAAAAAATTAGGAGGACAAAACAGTATCCCTTTGATCCGAACAGCGTCGCGTTTGATAGCGTTGAAAAGTTCTTTGGGAATGTATGTAATGTCTGCAACTCCTAAGAAATTACAAAAGACCTTGAATGTTCCTTGATGGCTTCCAGCCTTGGCTTCAACTTCAGTATATCCACGCTGAACATAAAGGTCGGCAAGTTCTTTTGCATCATCCAGCGCATTATGAGAGAAAAAGTCATAATCACTTAGCTCAATATCTTTGTTATAAATCTTGTCTTGTTCTGGAAGTAACGCATCAATTGCTACACCTCCGTAACAAATAAGGTTTTTCTTTTTAATAAAATCCTCAACAATTTTAATCATATCTTGCACTTCAGGTGTATTAACCAAACGTCTACCCATTTTGGTTTCAGCTAAATCAATTGCATTTCTAAGAATTGCTAATTCACATTCGTCGTACGTTAATGATTTATTACATATTTTATTGTTTTTCATATAATATATAATATACAGTTAAAAAAATATTACCTTCGATTTGCTAATAACATCATGTAATATCAATATCGGCAATACCAGTGATATGATATATAGTCATAATTATCACAGTATTTTTCTAAATTGTCACCGTTGTCTTTGTATTTTGCAGTATATTCAAAACCGTTTAATTTTCGTATGATAATTTTGTCTGAATATTTGTTTATAATAAAATTAAAATATATTTCATATTCAGATGCACCAGAGTTGTCGTGGTCTGTAACCGTATTTAAAAAAACATTATAAAATAATTCATTATGTTTCTCTTCAACCATATCAAAAAGCTCTTTTACATATTTTGTTTCAAATATCATATAATTGCAAATACCAGATTTTAAAATATCATGTTGTTTAAATTCCGGATGTAATTTTTCCATGTGAATAAAATAAGGTTTGTGAACATTCGTGCCATAGTTGTATACACATTTTTCGTTTTCATAAAAAACAGTCGGTTTAATAAAAAATGTATCGCTGTCAATTACTAAGTATTTATCTAGTATGTCTGGAATAATTAATCCGGCGTATAGTTTCAACAATTGTTGTAAATACCAACCATTTCTAGGTCGTTTTCCATGATGTTTATAAACTGTTTCCATCGTAAATGGGAATTTTGTTTCTGATATAGTAATACAACCTTCAATATTAATCGATTCATCATAACTAATAATAAAAATATGTCTGCATCCAATAACATATTTTCTTGTATATTTAACTTGTTTACTTATAATATCAACATCATTTGGACCTAGTGGAATAACAACATCAAAATCATTATTTGGTGCAATCATTTTAATATGTAAAAGAAATCCATTTAATACAAAATACGGTGTAAACGAATTATATATCAAAACTGTAAAAATCAGTTGTAACATTTCGTGTTGCATAAGACAAAGCAGGGTCTTGCGGTGGTGGAGCAGGTATGCTAACAATTTTATTTCGTAAATTTTCAGGTTTTAAACAAAAAGCGTAACCACATCTGTCAAAAAATAGCGCATTTTCTTCTAAAAAATTGTCAACATATTGATAACGCATAGCAACCATTTGACAACCCATGTCTCTAGATACGATACCAGACGGATTAATAGGGTTAACACCGTTATCAGGTAACACGATAGTCATACCTGTTTTATTGAAATTTGTTAATTCAGTCATATCAGGAACATTTTTAATCCCAAAGTATGGGATAGCTCTCATAAAAACGGAATTGCTTGTTAAATTGACAAATTCCATAAAGGCTGTATTTTCCAAAAACGAATTATTGGTTTTATCAACAATTAAAATAATTTTATTACGAAAATTCAAGAGAGGCAGAGCACCAATATTGGTGCCGTGATTTTCATAACTATAATCTCCCTTAAGCATATACATATCATAATTTCCAAAAATATCAGCTAATTTAGAATACATTTTTTGATTATTAGATTTAATTCTAAGATGAATAATTAATGGATCACTTTGATTAGGACAAGTTAAACCTGACGTGCTGGCAGTAATTCCAGGACCAGCCATAGCATAATCAGTAATAATTTTCATCACACTTGAAAAATTTACACTATTGAAAGTTTCTTTAACATAAAAATTATCAGAAGTACTAGTAGAAACAACAGGCTCGTTGTCGATCGAGTATATTTCAAAATCCAAACAACGAACACCTTGTTTAATAACAGCCTTTAAATTACATACATCAACAACATCATTTTTATAAGAACCTCCGCTACAAGCGTTAAATGCTGTTTTCATGTAGTAATCATATAAATTTCCGTTTAAATCGGTGTTAGATTCACTAATAGGCGTGATATTACCGTTAACCGTCGGATATAAGTTGTTTATGAAATTACAATCAGTTCTATTAAGGTTAATAACATAATAAGTGTAAGATATAATAGTTATTAAAATAAGCAATATCATTGCTAAAATCATATAAGATACAAAGTCCTCCTTTAAGTTTGTAATTACACTATACGCTTCCTGTATTTTTGTAGACATTATCTAATATATTATATTATTTTAAAAAAGTATATAGATTGTAATTAATTTAGAAATTAATAACAATATATATTAACATAATAATGGCCGGAGGACTTATGAATTTAGTAAGCGAAGGGCAACAGAATGTAATATTAAATGGGAATCCAAGTAAAAGTTTTTGGAAGGCATCATATCAAAAATATACGAATTTTGGAAAACAAAATTTTAGGTTAGACTATGAAGGGACTCCACAGTTAAGACTAAATGAAGAATCCACATTTACATTCAAAGTGAAGCGTTATGCGGATCTTTTAATGGACTGTTATTTGTCTGTAGCTTTACCAACTATATGGTCTCCTATTTTACCTCCAAGAACGGTAACAAACCCAGATGGTTCAAAAACTTATACAGATTGGTCACCTTATGAATTTAAATGGATAGATAATTTGGGAGCTCAAATGATAAGTAATATAACAATAACTTGTGGTAATCAAACTCTACAGCATTTTTCAGGGAAATATTTATTATCAACTGTACAAAGAGATTTTAGTGCTGATAAAAAGGCATTATTTAATGAGATGATAGGGAATGTTCCAGAACTAAATGATCCTGCAAATTCAGGTGTAAGAGTTAATTCGTATCCGAATGCATTTTATACAAATAGCGCAGCAGGAGCAGAACCTTCAATTAACGGAAGGATATTATACATACCGTTAGGTGCTTGGTTTAATTTAAAGACTCAAATGGCGTTTCCGTTAGTTGCTTTACAATATAACGAATTACAAATAAATGTGACGTTCAGACCAATAAATCAATTATTCAAAATACGCGATGTTTTTGACTACATAAACGAGTTTCCTTATGTAGCGCCAAATTTCAACCAATCTTACATGCAAATGTATCGTTTTCTCCAAACACCGCCTGATATAAATATAGATAACAGTTCTTATGTAGATACGAGGACTATATGGAACACTGATATAAATTTAAATTGTACTTATTGTTTTTTATCGAACGACGAATCCAGGTTGTTCGCGAAAAACGAGCAGAACTATATATTTAAACAAGTAAACGAGAGAATTTTTTATAATGTAACAGGTCAAAACAAAGTGGATCTAGAATCATTAGGATTGGTAACAAATTGGATGTTTTATTTTCAACGGTCTGATGTAAATCTGAGAAATGAATGGTCTAATTATACAAATTGGCCTTATAATTATATGCCATATGGCGAGGTG